TAGAATGGGCTCGTAAGTATGATAGTATGTTGTTTGGTGGTAATCACGATCAACGTAGGAATCGTAAAGAGCAAGACTATCGTAATAACCGTATGTTGCAACAAATCCGTACCGGAAGGGATGATGGCAAGTCTAAGACAGATTCAGCAGCTTGAGAGTATTACCAAGCAGTTAGAAGCTCAGGGTATGCGACTGGCCAAGTTGAATGCACACGGGGCTTTCGCAAGTGTGCAAGATTCTGAGATATTAGCAGTGTACCCCAATGAAGACCAGTTGCCGCATTACGCTAGAGACGCTGAACTGTTTATCGGTACCATAGATGATATAGGATCATGGATAGCTGGAGTACATTGGTTGACTGCCTATAATGGTATGCTTGGGATTGACAATGGAGATAAAAGGCGTCGTTTAGAAAACACCGAACGCGAACGACAATTAATGGAAGCACTTAGAACTGGGCAACCACCTAGGTTGAAACGATAATGGAAAGAACTCAACTGATTAATGCGGCCTTAGACTTCATGGATGTTGCCCAACACTATTATGGTGTTGAGCCAGCCCAACAGATGTTTGAAAGAATGACTGCCAACGATCCTGTGTTGGCACAAGAAATGTTTCTAAGGTTGCTAGCAGGTAGGCAGTCGTCAAGTGTGCTAGTTGTTGGCATCGACCAGCAGAAGTTTGATCGTGTAGCCTGTGTTCGTGCTATTCGTGCGGTCACTGGATTTGCTTTGAAGTACGCAATAGAAGTGCTCAAAATCATTGACTCGGGAGATACTGTTGTGTTAAAATCAAAGCCTGGTGATAGAATTGATCGTAGTTTATTAACAGAAAATGGACTTATATTGGAGTAATTATGCAACTGTTTAATCGTTATTGCGAACTTGTCAATTATCGTTTGACCGAAGTAGATCGGTTTACCTGGACTTGTTTTGGCGACACCGCCTACTACTTTAGCAACTGGGATCAGGACAACGATACCTACAGCCTACAGGCAATTGTGGACCTGCGTGCATTTGATGTCAAGGTCTTAGAAGTCTGTGACTACAGGAATAACCGAGCCTATCGTTATTTTGCTCCGGGTTGCAGAGATCCTTATCGTGCCAGCGGAGAGTCTAAGTTCCGTGACCTAGCCTGGGACGATGTTCTCTTCACCGACTTGGAAACTGAAGATGACTGGTTTGCCAAAGCAGAAGCAATCTTTCAGGGTCAGGACTACGACACTCGTGTACTAGTGCCGTTAGATTTAGAGGAAGCAGAGATATTCCGTCTTATGCAACTAGCACATGAACGTGACATCACCTTAAATAAACTTGTAGAACAAATCCTACAAGAAGTCATTGACCGCGAACAAAAGCAGAAAGCGGCTTAACAACTACCTCGCAGTAGCTCCTTTAGGTGCCCTTAACTGGGCACTTTTTTTGACTTCTAATTTTTATATGCTATAATAGCGAAATGAAGAAACTTCCTTACATAGAAGATTATATTGCGTTATTAGCCGATGATCCTTTCCTTTGGCCACCTCGTGCTCCTCTGATCAAACTAGCACGATATGATGAGCCGATTGTCAATAGCATGGCTGATCAGATCAATAAAAATATTTCTTTCACAGACCGACAAAGTGTGTTAGCTCATAAGATTGTTACTAAATATCGTAAGCAATGGCTGGCAGCTGGGTATGATGTCACTGGTCATATAGACAATCCTCAATATCGTTTGCCAATAAGAACTGTAGATCGTAGAAAAATTATTGATGTACAGGACAATCTCATACACATACGTTTTCCTTATGATCAAGAATTAATCAGTCGTATTCGTGCCGCTGTACAAGACTTACCGGGGCGACTGCAATGGAATCCCGACTGTCATAGTTGGGCAGCGGCATTGATTGAACCTAGAATAATTTGGGCTAAAGAGTTCGGTACTGAGAATGGATTTGAGTTTGGTGCAAACTTCACGGCTTTACTCGAGGAAATGCTCAACACGCCTGATTACAGTATAAAACTAGTTAGTAGTGATACTGGGTATGTTATATCTAACGCCGAAAGTAGTCTTACTGAATATGTAGAAGAAAATATAGGATTAGGTTTAGACCGTGTAATTCCTTTAGTTGATTCAAGTGCCCTTTTGGCTTATGAAGTAGATGACAGTATAAAACTTAGTTTAAGTCAGCAATTTAACAAGAATATAATGGCATTTATTCTAGATAAGTCTAGCAACTTAGGATTCAAACACAATATTGAAAGTTTTTCGGATGTAGTAGACTATGCTAGGTTAACCAATCGTTTGCCAATCTATGTTTACGAATCAGGCTCACAAGTATTACGTAACGAAATTAGACGATACTTCAGAGATCAACAAATTTTAAGTAATGGGCATCATCTCATACCCGTAGAAGAATATTCGAAGTATAGTGTAATATATTATACAAATTGGAAAGTAATTAAAAACAAAATGCCTTTACTAGTAACTCTACATACCTTAACTATAGGTATACGAAGACAGCAAGTAGCAGATCTTGCTGAAAAAGTAATCACATATACCCACATGCCCGATAATGAGTCATTGTAAACTAGAGATAAGAGACGAAGTTAATGTACGCCTTCATGGCTTAGACGTTAATCTACGTCGTCTTTTAACAAACAAATTCAAATACGAAATACCTGGAGCTAGGTACTTGCCGGCTGTGCGATTAGGAAGGTGGGATGGTAAGGTCAGTTATTTTAGTTTAGCCGGATCTACATACATAAATCTTCTACCTGAGATTATTCCTATACTAGAGGAACACAATTACGACATCACTGTTGATGACATTCGTTCATATAAAACAACTTTTAGTTTTACGCAGATCACAGAATCTAGTTTCAGTCAATCATTGTGGCCTGAAGGTCACCCCGATGCAGGTAAACCTGTGCTATTACGTGATTACCAATGCGATATCATAAACAGGTTCTTAGACAATCCTCAGTGCATCCAGGAGGTGGCCACAGGGGCTGGTAAAACTATTATGACAGCAGCATTAAGCTCGAGTGTGGAATCGTACGGACGAAGCATAGTCATCGTACCAAACAAGAGTTTAGTTACTCAGACCGAGCGTGACTACCGAAACTTAGGATTAGATGTTGGAGTGTTCTTTGGTGATCGTAAAGAATTCGGTCACAGACATACTATATGCACATGGCAAAGCCTTAATGTTCTACTTAAAAACACCAAGTCTGGAGACACCGACACTACGATCGGCGAGTTCATTGAAGATGTAATCTGCGTCATAGTCGATGAGGTACACATGGCCAAGGCTGATGCGTTGAAGTCGCTGTTGACTGGGGTAATGAGTCACATACCCATACGTTGGGGCTTGACCGGAACAGTGCCTAAAGAAGAGTATAATCGGTTATCGCTTTTGTGTACACTAGGGCCAGTGATAGGACAACTCAGTGCAAGTGAGTTACAGGATCAAGGTGTACTAGCCGAATGCCACGTTAACATTGTGCAGTTAGCTGACCATAAAGAGTTTGCCAATTACCAAAGTGAACTAAAGTATCTATTAGAAAACGCAGAACGCTTAGATTACATAGGTACATTAATTGAACGTATACGTGAGTCCGGTAATACATTGATCTTGATTGATCGTGTAGCAGCTGGCCAAGCATTAGTCAGCCGCGTTAGAGATGCGGTGTTTGTATCAGGTGCAACCAAAGGCACAGAAAGGCAAGAAGAATATGACGAAGTGGCAACGGCTACAGACAAGGTCATTGTTGCTACTTACGGTGTGGCAGCAGTTGGTATCAATATTCCTAGGATTTTTAATCTTGTTCTTATTGAGCCTGGTAAAAGTTTTGTACGAGTCATACAGAGTATTGGCCGAGGTATTCGTAAGGCCTCAGACAAAGACTTCGTCCAAATCTGGGACATAACCAGTTCGTGCAAATTTGCCCGACGACATCTCACACAGCGTAAAAATTTTTATAGAGAGGCTAATTACCCCTTTGACCTAGAGCGGGTAAATTATATATAATATCAACATGAGCAGAATACTAAACCTTGAAACCAACCGAGCATATAATCTAAATGATGTTCCCGATGAAGTAGAAGATCTAAGATTTTGTGTATTGGACAATGCTGATCCCAAAAACCCCGACTATTATTTTATTCCGTTAATTTTCTTAGAAAGTTTTAACAGCCCAGCTCTAGTATTACGTATTGGTGATAACACTATTAAAATGCCTGTAGATTGGCAGTTATTGATTGGCGAATCAGATCTAGGTGATTTAGAAGTAGTGCCACTTACTAGTATAAATGATCGTGGGTTTAGTGCTTTTTGCTTTAACCCCATTAATAGTTTTAGGCCCGAATTCCATCCAGTGGAAATCGTAGACATCTATCAAGATGTCAAATGGTATTTTCCTAAACTACGTGCTGGTCAGTTATTGGCAGTTCCTGTCAGCGATGACGAAAATCCTTTATGTGCTTTTTTTGTAAAGGACATTAGTAGATCAAGTGAAGTCATAGATTTCAGTAGAGCTTGGTAATGGCCAAACCTAGAAAACTTAGTTTAGATAGATTGTTTGGGGCCATGGATCTTAAACGTCGTGATTTTCTAACATCCTTAGACAGCGAAGAACGAAAAGAATTCAGTGCATACTTATCCATGCGATATGCGTCATGTGTAGAAGGTTCTGAAGATCTACAAGAATATTATCTACTAGCTACTAATAAAATCGTGAACCAGCATTATTCTGCTTTGAGTCGTCATCCAGAATTACAATGGTTGTTGCTAAGTACTGTTAGTCCTGGCATGGGACGGCAACGACATTATTGGTTAAAAGGGCCCGATAATCGTGGTAGTGGTCGTGCTAAAAGGTTTTTAGAACAATTATATCCCCATCTCGGTGATGACGAAATTGATTTAATGCTAAAGATTAACGATAGATCAGACTTAGTTGAAATGGCTAGACAACTGGGGTGGGATGATCGCAGGATTAAAGATGAATTATGACCTATCAATGCCAATATTGTCAGCGACAATTTGTTAAAGAATCAACACTGACCAGTCATGCCTGTGAACGCAAGCGGAGGTTTCAACAAGAGCGAGAAATTGGAGTTCAGTGGGGTTTTAGGGCATACTTAATATTCTATGAGACAACTCAAAATGTTAAGAAAAAAACTTACCAGGACTTTGTTGACAGTGCTTACTATACTGCTTTTGTACGCTTTGGTAGGCACTGCCACAGCGTACATTGCGTCAACTTTGCCAATTTCACTTATTGGTTATTGAAAAACAATCGCAAATTAGACCAATGGACTACCGAAGCTAATTATTCAGAATGGTTATTTGACTATATACGTAGAGAAAATGTACAGGATGCACTTGAGCGTAGTATACAAACCATGATTGACTATATGCATGAACATCCTGAGTATCGTAATGGTTATCGTGATTATTTTAGATTAGTTCATGCTAATCGTATATGCTATCATATTAGTACCGGCAGAATAAGTCCTTGGGCAGTATTTCATTCAGAAAGCGGACAAAGTTTTTTATCTGGATTAAACGATGAGCAAGTCGGTATAATAGTATCAATTATTGACCCTGTGTATTGGCAATCTCGTTTTAGAGATTGTCCAGATGATGTTGCCTTTGCTAGTAATATACTCGGTGCCGCAGGATTATGAAATTCCAAAGTGACATTGACGTTGATTTCGGCGATAGAACCAAGATTTTAGAAAAAATTCGCCATATCCGGGCCAGTATTGATTCTAACACACACCACAATACTGGCATATATGTAACTGAGATTCCGCACGATCCTATTACCAACACTGCTACCATAGATTATAAGACAGCAGAAAACCGCGGCTATATTAAATTAGATCTATTAAACGTCAATATATACGCACAGATTACCAGTGAACAAGAATTGGTAGAGTTAATGAATCAAACTCCGCCCTGGCATAAATTACAAGATAAATTATTCTGTAAGCAGTTAATACATATAGGTAATCATTGGGATACATTATCGAAAATGCCCGAGCCAGTAGATAATATTGAAAAGTTAGCTATGTTTTTAGCTGTAATAAGACCGGGTAAACGTCATCTTATTGGGTCAACTTGGAAAACCATCGCTGATTCTATTTGGGACCCACCATCTGATGGATATTACTTTAAGCATAGTCACAGTGTAGCCTATGCTCATCTAGTAGTAGTACACATGAACCTATTAAACAGGTCTACGAACTAGGGTTATACTACGCCTTTTGCTGCGTTTAGCAGCAATTTCTTTGAGACTTATGTTAGGACCGACTACTATAGTCACATCCTTGCTGTTCATTGTCTTTATACAAAACTTAAATTCAGCCCAGTCAGTTTTGAGAAAAACGTTGATTGGGATCATACGATTACTTTCCCACCACCATTGTTCACCTAAGGTTAGAAATTTAATTTTCTGATCTTGGCTTCGCAAACTACCAAAATCGTAAATGGTAGTAATTTGTTCATCGGAATTCTGTATGATTCCGATATAATCATTGCCGCCATATGTAAGGTAAGTTATAAACGGGTACTGGCTTAAGAGCTCTTTAATTTCTTCCACTTTTCGGTAAATAGTAAAATAATGATTACAATCCAAACATATTTATATCCAGTTGTTGTAGTGGCCGAATTTTGGGACCCAACTGTTTTTACTACAAGGAATCGGGAAGTGTATGCAACGCCAGTAACTATTTACCAAGGAATCGACAACCCAATCCAGGTTCGTGTTCGCAACCAAGACCAGAAGTCAGTTAATATGAACGGGCGTGTTATTCAGGTTGATATACAAAATCCTGATAATTATCTTACCGAGCACAGTTTTGGTGTCTCTTTTACTAACAGAAGTCGCGGATTTGGTAATTTTACTATTCCAAAGTCTGTTGTGGACAGTTTAACCAAGCGTAATTATAAATTAACTTTTAGAATTATTGATGAAGCAACCAATAAGCAGCAACCTTTGTATATAGATGACAGTTTTGGGGT